GACTCGCGCACATTTCAGCGAAATATCGCGTTTTCTTGCCCTGTCAGCCAGATGGCTGAGAGAGAGCCTGCAGAGAGACACACCTATGGCGGCTCAGTGGGCGGCATCAGGTGGGTGGTAGCAACTCTGGTCGTCGATCAAAGCCTGTCGAGCAGAAGCGTCGGCTCGGTAATGTCGGTGGTCGCAAACTGCCATCGCAGGCGACGATCACTGCACTGCCGTCTCTCGCGTCGCAGATACCTGAGCCGCATCGACCTCTTGGTCAGCATGGTCGCATGCTGTGGCATCGCGTGTGGACTTCTGGCGCGGCTTGGCTCAGACCATCGCTAGACGGTGATCTAGTTCTCATGGCATGTGAGATGACTGATGAGCGCAGTGTGCTTCGACAGGTTGTGTTTAGTGATGCGACTGCGTGGCGTGAGCGTCGCGGTCTGCGAGAGATCGACCGACAGATCACTAGTGCACTGTCTCAGATAGGATTCTCACCGACTGATCGAGCGAGTCTTGGATTAGGGGAAGTGAAACAACATGAGTTCTCAGACATCAGGCGACGCATCGAAGCGAAACGCAATGCAGCCAACGGCTAGATGGCGACCTACCTACTACACACCGAGACTCTGCAAAGCGACTGATGGCGATGAGATCATTGACTTCGCTCGCGATCACTTTCTAGTTCTCAAAGGATTCAGAGCAGGCGACTCTCTGCAGTTCACGACATGGCAGAAGTGGTTGTTGCGTTCACTATTTGAGCGCACGCCTGAAGGCCGTCTGCGATATCGTCGCGCACTCATCGGCCTACCACGCAAACACGGAAAATCTTTAATGGGTTCGACGATCGCCGTTTACGGTCTCATCGCCGGTGAGTCTGGTGCAGAGAACTATGTAGTCGCAGGCGACCGTCAGCAGGCTCGCATCATATTCAACGAAGCAAAGACTCAGGTGATGTCATCACCAGTGCTCGCCGCAGAGTGCAAGGTTTATCGTGATGTGATCGAGATGCCACGCTTCGGCTCTATCCTGCGCGTTCTCTCATCAGAGTTTAAAGGTCAGGCTGGTCTGAACCCATCACTTGTGCTATTCGACGAACTTTGGAATCAGAGCACGAGCGATCTCTATGACCAGATGACTTTAGGCTCAGGCGCACGACTAGAGCCACTCATAGTCTCGATCACAACTGCAGGCTATGACCTAGACACAGTGGCAGGCCGCCTGTACCAGTACGGCAAGCAGTGCGCGGCAGGCGAGATCGACGACCCATCTTTCGGCTTCTGGTGGTGGGAAGCACCTGCCGACTGTACGATCAGCGACGAGTCAGCATGGCGTGTCTGCAATCCGAACCTGCACGAGCGACTGCTCGACATCGACGACATGCGCACAGCGATGAAGCAGACAGACGAAGCGGCCTTCAGAAGATGGCGACTCAATCAGTGGGTACGCACACAGGAATCTTGGCTACCGGCAGGGGCTTGGGAAGCGTGCACATCAGATCGGGCACTCGACGACTCTCTGCCAGTGTTCATCGGTTTAGACATGGCATTGAAACACGACTCGATTGCAGTCGTCATCGCACAGCCACAGGCTGACGGTGTGACTGTCACACGCGCACAGATATGGCAACCGAGAGATGACGGTGTAGATGTCGCAGGTGTCGAGCAGTATCTGCGATCTCTACACATGAGATACACCGTGCAAGAGATCGTCTATGACCCTGCATACTTTCAGAGATCAGCAGAGCATCTCGCCGATGACGGTCTGCCTATGGTCGAGTTCCCACAGTCAAGTCAGCGCATGATTCCTGCATGCGGTCACGCATACGAGATGATCATCAACAAGAAAGTGACGCACGATGGCGCACCTACCTTCACCGATCAGGTGCTGTCAGCCGCACAGCGAATGACTGATCAGGGTTGGCGGTTGTCAAAAGGTAAATCAAAGCGTAAGATCGACGCAGCCATCGCACTCGTGATGGCTCTAGATCGTGCGACATCAAGACAGACGGCAGTGATATCGCCTAACATAGTGCAGGTATGGGCATGAACAAGCAAACTGTGACGACTAGCATCGAGATCATCGGTGGAATAATCGTCGTGGCAGGTGTGTCGCTCATCTCGTTGCCTATCGCGCTGATCACAGCAGGTCTCGGTCTGATAGCACTAGGCGGCTTACTCGCATGAGTCTATGGCGAAACAATGAGCGTCGAGCACTGCCGACATCTATCGACCCATACCAAATCACAGCCAGACCATATTTTAATAATTATTCTGGTGAGATAGTTACCGAACTCACAGCGTTCGCATCATCTGCTCTACTCGGTGCAACGAACCTACTCGCAGACTCGATCGCATCTATGCCACTCGAACTAACGAAACAACGCGCCGGTCGCATCGAGCGACTACCCACACCGTCAGTGCTGATCAAACCAAACGCGCATCAAACTATGTTTGAGTTCATACACCAGACCATGCTCGCGCTGACAATACATGGCAACGCATACATCTATGCGCCACGCACCACAGGTGGTCTGCCATCAGAGATGCGAAACATTCACCCACGCGATATTAAAAATTTAGAATATTCAGATGATGGCTCGATCAACTACACACTACGCAACAAGACTGTGCTCACTAGTCAAGACATCAGAGCGATTCACTGGCTACTGCTACCAAACCAGATGGTCGGTATCTCGCCACTAGAAGCGATGCGTAACACGATCGGCATGTCAATAGCGATGGATAGATTTCTTGCACAGTTCTACGGCGAAGGCGGCACGCCGTCGAGCGTGCTAGAGACTGACACGACGATCACACCTGAGCAGGCACAGGTTCTTCGCGACACATGGGAAGACTCGCATGTGCGACGACGCAAACCTGCTGTGCTCACAGGCGGCCTGAAGTGGCGACCGATCACGACTAGTGCAGCAGACATGCAGATGCTTGAACATCGTGAAGCGATCGTCAGAGATATCTCTCGTGTGTATCGCATACCGCTTCATCTCATCAACGGCACTGGCGGTGACTCTCAGACATATCAGAACATCGAGTCATCAGGTATTAACTTCGTGCGCTACACACTGCTTCCATTTATGCGACGATTAGAAGATGCGATCAGCGAGATGCTTCCACTGACACAACGCGCACGGTTCAATGCTGATGAGTTTCAGCGAGCAGACCTGATGACAAGAGTAAAGGCTCAGCAGGTGCAGATCGTCTCTGGCACTCTGTCACCAAACGAAGCACGAGAACAAGAGAACCGTGAACCGTATGATGGTGGCGATCAGTTTGTCGCACCATCGACAACACCGACTGTCGGCACTGACGCAATACCACCAGAGAAGTAATGCCTTTCGGAATATCACAACAGCAGACAGACTGCGCAGGTTGGGCGACAGTGAAGCGCGAGACTGATGGCTCATATATCACTATCGGTTGTCATGAGAATAAACAAGATGCGATAGATCAGATGGTTGTTGTATCTATGAGCGAAGATATTGCGCCATTAGGTGAGATCAGGCAGGAACATGATGCAGGTATGACCGATCAGACGACCAGAGCAATCGTGTCAGGTGACTTCGTATCATGGGATTCATCAGGCGGTCGTGCTCGCGGTCGCATCATACGCATCATCACAGACGGCGATCTCAACATTCCTGACAGCACTTTCACGATCACCGGCACTCAAGATGACCCTGCGGCACTGATCAGACTCTACAGAGAGACTGAAGACGGTTGGACTGCGACCGATACGCTCGTTGGTCACAAGTTTTCGACACTGACACCGATAGCAGACCTGCGTGCATCGACTGTCAAAGCGACCCGAAACGATGAATTTATGGTCGCTATTGACGCAGTTATGACGATATTGACACAGGTAAAGTCGTCATATGAGTCAGATGACAGCATAGAAGATCAGATTGACGATTCAGAGCAGATGACTGGCGATGAGTATCGTGCGGTCGATCTATCTGCACCAGAGTTCATGCGAGAGTCTGCGCGGCGCGGCTTGAGACTGCATGAGCAGGGTCTGTCAGGTGACGGCCTGATGCCTGCGACTGTGGCTGACGCTCGACGCATGGCAGACGGTCAGATCAGCGAAGGCAAATGGCGAAAGATACCGGCATGGATAGCAAGACACATCGGCGACCTGAGCGCAGTGGAAGGTGACGAGATCACAGCAGGTCTAGTCGCGATGCTTCTGTGGGGCGGCGGCTCATCACGCGAGTCTGCACAGCGTGCTCAGACATACGGTGAGCGAATCATCAAACAACTAGACGACGAGCAGACTAGATGCGCAGAT